CGGCGCGGCGGCGGGCCTGTCGCGGCGCGTGTCGAGCACAACCTGAAATTTAGCGCTTGACTCTGCGAACGCTCCAGGGTATAGCTTCAGACAAGCTGGAAGAGGTGGGCAAGCGGCACGGGGAGACCCGGGGCCGCTTTTTTGTTGCCCGGCTTTCTCGAGAGCGGTTTTCTTGAGAGCCGGTGGCTGCGGTGCCGCAATTTCGCTTGGCATCGCGGCACATCGCACCGTGGCACCATCGCATCGGGTCACCGCCGTACCAGCAAGACACTCGCGGGACCGGGCGGTCGGGCGTGCCAGGCACGCCCGGGGCCGGGTGACGCGGGTCCGAGGGGCAGGAACATTCTCTACATGGACATGGACACTCCCGATCCGTCGGGGGCGCCGCCGCGACCGCTGGTTTCGGAGGCCTCCCTTCTTTACACGACCGCCGCCGAGGTGCTGGCCCACATGCTGCGGGAATTGCAGCGGGGCGAGCTGGACGAGGCGAAGAAGGTTCCGGGCTATGCCCGTGAACTGCGCCAGGCACTGCAGGCGGTCCTGACCGAAAGGACGACCCTTGAACGACTCCGCAAAGACGAGGCCGGCGGCGCCGGCCCCGGGGCGCTCGACTTCGATGCGGCCCGCGCTGAGATCGGGCGCCGCCTGGCTTGCCTCCGCGACGCCGGAGACTGTTGATGCCTTCCTGGAGAGCCTGAGCGAGGGCGCGCTGATGGCGCTGCCCTGGATGTTCGAGTTCTGGGCGCTGCCGCATCAGCTGCCGCCCGAGGGCGTCTGGCGCAGCTGGGTGATCATGGGCGGCCGCGGCGCGGGCAAGACCCGGGCCGGGGCCGAGTGGGTGCGTGCCCAGGTTGAGGGGGCGCGGCCCGGCGATCCGGGCGTGGCGCGGCGCGTGGCACTGGTGGGTGAGACGATCGACCAGGCGCGCGAGGTGATGGTGTTCGGCGACAGCGGGATCCTGGCCTGCACGCCGCCCGACCGGCGCCCGGCCTGGGAGGCCACGCGCAAGCGGCTGGTCTGGCCCAACGGGGCGGTGGCGGAGCTGTATTCGGCACATGACCCGGAGCGTCTGCGGGGGCCGCAGTTCGACGCGGCCTGGTCCGACGAGCTGGCGAAGTGGAAGCGGGCTGAGGAGGCCTGGGACATGCTGCAGTTCGCGCTGCGGCTGGGGGCCGGGCCGCGCCAGGTGGTGACGACGACGCCGCGCAACGTGGGGGTGTTGAAGGCGATCCTGCGAAACCCTTCGACCGTGCTGACGCATGCGCCGACCGAGGCGAACCGGGCCTATCTGGCGGCTTCGTTCCTCGAGGAGGTGCGGGCGCGGTACGGCGGGACGCGCAAGGGTCGGCAGGAGCTGGACGGTGTGCTCCTGGAGGATGCCGAGGGTGCGCTCTGGACAAGTGCGATGCTGGAGGCGGCGCGGGGCGATGCAGTGCCGAAGCTGAGCCGTGTGGTGGTGGCGGTGGATCCGCCAGTCACCGGGCACGGGCGGTCGGATGCCTGCGGGATCGTGGTGGCGGGCGTGGTGGCCGAGGGGCCGCCGCAGGATTGGCGGGCCTACGTCCTTGAGGACGCGAGCGTCGAGGCGGCATCGCCCGACGGGTGGGCCCGGGCCGCGATCGCGGCGATGGAGCGGCACGGGGCCGAGCGTCTGGTAGCCGAGGTGAACCAGGGCGGGGATCTGGTGGAGAGCGTGCTGCGGCAGGTCGATCCTCTGGTGCCCTATCGTGCGGTGCGGGCGGCGCGCGGCAAGGCCGCGCGGGCCGAGCCGGTGGCCGCGCTCTACGAGCAGGGCCGGGTGCGCCATGTCCGGGGGCTGGGGCTGCTGGAGGACCAGATGGCGCAGATGACGGCGCGGGGTTTCGAGGGCACGGGGTCGCCGGACCGGGTGGACGCGCTGGTCTGGGCGCTGACCGACCTGATGATCGCGCCGGCACAGGCCTGGCGGCGGCCGCGGGTGCGGGGGCTGTGAGGGCGGCGCGCTCGGCCGGGTGAGGATGCCTCCGGCGGGAGTATTTCGGCAAGAAAGAAGGTTGGGCTGTGCGTGTGCCGGGCGGCGGCGCGGCCCGTGGGCAGGGTGCGCGGAGCCGGAGCCGGGAGCGGTTTCGGGGGCGCGCGCGTGATCGAGGAGAAGGCGGATGTTTCAGTTCCTGCGGCGCAAGGAAGCGGTCGTGCCGGAGCGCAAGGCGGGCGCGGCGGTCCCGGCGATCGCCTGGGCGGGCTCGGGCCGGGTGGCAGGGGGCGCGCGCGACGGGGCGTCCCTGGTGCGTGCGGGGTTCCAGGGCAACCCGGTGGGGTTTCGCGCGGTGCGGCTGATCGCCGAGGCGGCGGCAGCGCTGCCGCTGGTCTATCAGGATGCCGAGCGGCGCTATGACGTGCATCCGTTGATCGACCTGATCCGGCGGCCGAACCCGGCGCAGGGGCGAGCGGAGCTGTTCGAGGCGCTTTACGCGCAGATCCTGCTCAGTGGGGACGGGTATCTCGAGGCGGTGCCGGGGGCGGGGCGGCTGCCGCTGGAGCTGCATGTGCTGCGCTCGGACCGGATGCGGCTGGTACCTGGGGCCGATGGCTGGCCGGTGGCCTACGAATACCGGGTGGGCAATCGCAAGCACCGGTTCGACATGACCGGGGCGGTGGCGCCGGTCTGCCATGTGAAGAGTTTTCATCCGCAGGACGACCATTACGGCCTGTCGCCGTTGCAGGCGGCGGCGGTGGCGCTGGACGTGCACAATGCCGCCAGCACCTGGTCGAAGGCCTTGCTGGACAACGCGGCGCGGCCCTCGGGGGCGATCGTGTACCGGGGCGCCGATGGGCAGGGCGGGCTGTCGGCCGACCAGTACGACCGGCTGGTGGCGGAGATGGAGAGCTATCACCAGGGCGCGCGGAATGCCGGGCGGCCGATGCTGCTGGAAGGCGGCCTTGACTGGAAGCCCATGGGGTTCTCGCCCTCGGACATGGAATTCCTGAAGACCAAGGAAGGGGCGGCGCGGGAGATCGCCATCGCCTTCGGGGTGCCGCCGATGCTGATGGGGATCCCGGGCGACGCGACCTATGCCAATTATCAGGAGGCGAACCGGGCCTTCTATCGGCTGACGGTGGTGCCGCTGGTCACGCGGGTGACGGCGGCGGTGGGGCATTGGCTGGCGGGGTTCTCGGGCGAGGCCGTCGAGATCCGGCCCGACCTCGATCAGGTGCCGGCCCTGGCCGCCGAGCGCGACCAGCAATGGGCCCGGGTGGGGGCGGCCGAGTTCCTGACCGATGCCGAGAAGCGGGCGATCCTGGGGTTGCCGCGGCTGGCCGGGGAGGCCTGAGTCGATGGAGGGGCGCAAGCCTCCCGGCGGGGGCTCGCGCTTTCTCTACGACAGTTTCGACGCGACGGCGGCGCGGATCGAGGCCAACGAGCGCGTGGCCGAGGAGCGCTGGACCGGGCTGGAGCGGCGGCTCGGGCAGATCGAGGTGGCGCTGGACCGGTTGGAGCGGCGGATCTGGATGGCGGTCTACGGCGCGCTGATCTTCATGCTGGCGCAGGGCGCGGGGCTGATCGTCGACTCCCTTTTGAAGTGAGGAAACCGGACATGGACGCAAGGGATTACGGGCTGGAGCTGAAGTATTGCCGGCCGGAGGTGGCGCTGGAACTGGGCGAGGATGCGACGATCCGGGGCTATGCTTCGGTCTTCGGCCATGTCGACCAGGGCGGCGACGTGGTGGCGGCCGGGGCCTATGCCCGGTCGCTGAGTGCGCTGGCGGCGCGGGGCGGGCGGGTGAAGATGCTGTGGCAGCACGATCCCGCGCAGCCGATCGGCGTCTGGGACGTGGTGCGCGAGGACGGCAAGGGCCTGTGGGTCGAGGGCCGGGTGCTGACCGAGGTGGCGCAGGGCCGTGAGGCGCTGGCGTTGCTGGACGCGGGTGCGATCGAGGGGCTGTCGATCGGCTACCGCACGGTCAGCGCGGAGCGCGACGCCAAGGGTCGCAGGTTGTTGCAGGAACTGGAGCTCTGGGAGGTGTCGCTGGTGACCTTCCCGATGCTCGCGGAGGCGCGGGTGGCGGCCAAGGGCGAAGCGCCCGACCCGTTGCTCGCTGACTTGGCGGAGGTCCTGGAGGACGCCCGCCGGACGCTGGCGGGGCGCTGAGCCGCCCGCACGAACCCCAAGGAGAGATGAATGACGACGACCGAGATCAAGGCTCGGGCGGCCGGGACGGGTGTGTCCGGCGGCACGGGCGAGGCCCTGACGGTGAAGACCGCCCTGGCCGGGTTCCTGGAGGAGATCAGGGACTTTCGGGATGACGTGAAGGTAACCCTCAGAGAGCAGGAAGAGCGACTGACCATGCTGGACCGCAAGACCATGACCCAGGGCCGCCCGGCCCTTTCGCGCCCCGAACTTTCGCATGCCGCCGAGATCGAGGCGCCGCACCGCAAGGCGCTGGATGCCTACCTGCGGTCGGGCGACGACGACGGGCTGCGCGGCCTCGTCCTCGAGGGCAAGGCGATGAACACCTCGGTGGCGGCGGATGGCGGCTATCTGGTCGATCCGGAGACGGCGGCGACGATCAGCTCTGTGCTGTCCTCGACCGCGTCGATCCGGGCGATCGCCAACGTGGTGACGGTGGAGGCCACGAGCTTCGACGTGCTGATCGACCATAGCGACGTCGGCTCGGGCTGGGCATCGGAGACGGGTGCCGTCGCCGAAAGCGACACGCCGCAGATCGAGCGCATCACCATCCCGCTGAACGAGTTGAGCGCGATGCCCAAGGCGTCGCAGCGGCTGCTGGACGACAGCGCCTTCGACATCGAGGGCTGGCTGGCCGGCCGGATCGCGCAGAAGTTCGCCCGGGCCGAGGCGCAGGCCTTCATCGCGGGCGACGGGTCGGACAAGCCGACCGGGTTCCTGAGCCATCCGGCGGTCGCCGAGACGAGCTGGTCCTGGGGCAGCCTCGGCTATGTCGCGACCGGCGCGGACGGCGATTTCGCGGCGACCAATTCGGTCGATGCGATCGTGGATCTGGTTTATGCGCTGGATGCCGATTACCGCGCCAACGCGACCTTCGTGATGAATTCGAAGACCGCGGGGGCGGTGCGCAAGATGAAGGATGCCGATGGCCGCTTCCTGTGGTCGGACGGCCTTGCAGCGGGGGAGCCTGCGCGGCTGATGGGCTATCCGGTGCTGATCGCCGAGGACATGCCTGACATTACCTCGGGCAGCTATGCCCTGGCCTTCGGCGATTTTCGCGCCGGGTATACCGTGGCGGAGCGTCCCGACCTGCGGGTGCTGCGCGACCCGTTCTCGGCCAAGCCGCATGTCCTGTTCTACGCGACCAAGCGGGTCGGTGGCGATGTCAGTGACTTCGCCGCGATCAAGCTTCTGAAGTTCGCGGTCTCGTAAGGGGGCCGAGCGCCCGGCCCGCCGGGGCCGGGTTGCCGGGCGCGTGCCGGGCCCTCGCGGGGCACGCTCGTCAAGCTGCTGTCTTCCTCCGCCGGTCGGACGAGGTGGCGCGCGCCCGGATCCGCGGAGGATGACCAACGGGGAAACAAGCGGATGATGACGCTGATAGAGCAGACATCGGTGACCGCGGCGCAATTGCCGGTGGCCGAATTCAAGGAGCACCTGAGGCTGGGTACCGGGTTCGGCGACGACGGGCTGCAGGACGGGCTGGCGGAAAGCTACCTGCGCTCGGCGCTGGCGGCGATCGAGGGGCGGATCGGCAAGGTGCTGATCCAGAAAAGCTTCTCCTGGGGGCTGAACCAGTGGCGCGATGGTGCGGCACAGGCCCTTCCTGTCGCGCCCGTGCAGCAGATTCTGTCGCTGGTGCTGCTGGACCAGGATGGTGCGGAGGAGATGGTCGACCCGTCGCGCTACCGGCTGGTGAAGGACAGCCAGCGGCCGAGGATCGCGGGGGCGGGCACGTGGCTGCCCGCGATACCGACACAGGGCGAGGCGTGGATCACCTTCAAGGCGGGGTTCGGGACGGACTGGACCGACGTTCCCGCCGATCTGCGGCAGGCAGTGTTCCTGCTGGGGGCGGAATATTACGAGACCCGGCACGAGGGCGGGGCGTCGAAGGGCGCGATCCCGTTCGGCGTACTGGCACTGATCGAGCGCTGGCGCACGGTGCGGGTGCTGGGCGGGGGACAGGCATGAGCGCGGTGCGTCTGAACCGGCGGCTGGTGCTGGAGACCGCTGCCCGCGCGGGCGACGGGCATGGCGGGTTTCGCAGCGGCTGGACCGCGCTGGGCACGGTGTGGGCCGAGCTGCGGCCCGGCACCGGGCGCGAGAGTTTCGGCGAGGCGGTGACCTACGCGCGGGTGCCTTACCGCGTGATCGTGCGGGCAGCGCCCCCGGGGGCGCCGGCGCGGCCGGTGCCGGGGCAGCGCTTTCGCGAGGGGGTGCGGATCTTCACCATCCTCGCGGTGGCCGAGATGGACGCGGCGGGCAACTTCCTGACCTGCTTCGCGCGCGAGGAGGTGCCGGCATGAGCTATCAGGATGCTGCCGCGCTGCAGGGCGCGGTCTACGATCTTCTGGCAGGCGACGCGGCGTTGGCGGCCCTTCTGGGCGGCGCGATCTATGACGCGGTGCCGCCGGGCGACGCGCCGGAGACCTTCGTCTCGCTGGGCGAGGAGGAGGTGCGCGATGCCTCGGACGCCACCAGCGAGGGGGCCGAGCACCGGTTCACCGTCAGCGTGCATTCGACGGCCTCGGGGTTCCTGGGCGCCAAGGAGGTGGCGGGGCGGGTGGCCGCGCTGTTGGTGGGGGCCGATCTTGCGCTGGAGGCGGGTCACTTGGTCGGCATCGGCTTTCTGAAGGCCCGGGCGCGGCGCACGGAGAACGGCGACGCGCGGCGGATCGACCTGACCTTCCGCGCGCGGATCGACCTTTAGGCTGTCACTTTTGAGACATTTCGGCGCCGACGTTGGCGCCCTGTTTGTCTGCTGTTTCACATATCGGAGAAATCACCATGGCTGCCCAGAACGGCAAGGATCTTCTCATCAAGCTGGACATGACCGGCAGCGGCACGTTCGAGACGGTGGCCGGTCTGCGGGCCTCGCACCTCAGCTTCAACGCGGAATCGGTCGATGTGACCTCGCTGGAGAGCGCCGGAGGGTGGCGCGAGCTCCTGTCCGGCGCTGGGGTGAAGTCGGCTGCGCTGACCGGGTCGGGGATCTTCAAGGATGCCACGACCGACGAGCGGGCGCGGCAGATCTTCTTCGACGGCGAGGTGCCGAATTTCCAGGTGGTGATCCCCGCCTTCGGCACGGTCGAGGGGCCGTTCATGATCACCGCGCTGGAATATGCCGGCAACCATGACGGCGAGGCGACCTATGAGCTGACCATGGCCTCGGCCGGGGCCCTCGTGTTCACGGCGTTGACGTGAACGGCATGGCGAAGGCGCCGGTAAATCCATGGGCCGGAGAGGTCGCGCTGGTCGTCGATGGCGAGCGGCGGGTGTGCAAGCTGACGCTCGGGGCGCTGGCCGAGTTGGAGGCGGGCCTGGGCGAGGACAGCCTGATCGCGCTGGTCGAGCGGTTCGAGGGGCGGCGGTTTTCCACCCGCGACGTTCTGGCGCTGGTGGTCGCGGGCCTGCGCGGCGGCGGCTGGGACGTGACCGACGCGGCGTTGCGCAGTGCCGAGATCGGCGGCGGGCCGGTGGAGGCCGCGCGGGTGGCGGCGGAGCTGCTGGCGCGGGCGTTTGCGCTGCCGGAGGGGCGGTGAAGGGCGGGCTCGACTGGCCCGGGCTGATGCGGGCCGGGCTGGGGACGCTGGGGCTGGAGCCGCGGGCGTTCTGGGCGCTGACCCCGGTGGAGTTGATGCTGATGCTGGGGATCGGGGGCGGTGCCGGGCCGCTGACACGGGTGCGGTTGGAGGAGCTGGCCGCGGCCTATCCGGACATTCCGGGCAAGAAGGGGCGGATGGATGACGACGGACCTGACGGATCTGGCGCAGGGGATTGATGCGCTGGAGGCGACGCTTGGCGGCTCGGCCGAGGTGGTGACGGCGTTCGATGGCGCGCTGTCGTCGATGCGCGACAGCCTCGTGTTCACCTCGCGCGAGGTGAACACGCTGTCGCGGGGGATCGGCTGGGGGCTCAGGCGCGCTTTCGACGGGCTGGTGTTCGACGGCAAGAGCCTGTCGGACGCGTTGGACGGGGTGGCCAAGAGCATGGTGGATTCGGTCTACGCCATCGCGATGCGGCCGGTGCAGAACGCGGTGGGCGGGGCGATCGCCACGGGATTGGAAAGCGTGATGTCGTCGATTCAGCCGTTCGCCAATGGCGCGCCCTTCAGCCAAGGGCGGGTGATGCCGTTCGCGCGTGGCGGCGTGGTGGCGCAACCCACGGGGTTCGCGATGCGCGGCGGTCGGGGGCTGATGGGCGAGGCGGGGCCGGAGGCGATCATGCCGCTGACCCGTGGCCCCGACGGGCGGCTGGGGGTGCAGGCGGCGGGCGGCGGCGGGGCGGTGAATGTGGTGATGAATGTGACCACGCCGGACGTCGCGAATTTCCGCCGCAGCCAGAGCCAGGTTGCCGCGCAGCTGGGCCGGGCGCTGAGCCGCGGCCAGAGGAACAGGTGATATCATGGGCTTCGACGAGATCCGCTTTCCCGCCAACCTCAGCTTCGGCTCGGTCGGCGGGCCGGAACGGCGCACCGAGATCGTGACGCTGGCGAACGGCTATGAGGAGCGCAACACGCCCTGGGCGGATTCGCGCAGGCACTACGACGCGGGGGTGGGGTTGCGCTCGCTCGACGATGTCGAGGCGCTGATCGCCTTCTTCGAGGCGCGGCGGGGGCAGCTGAACGGGTTCCGCTGGAAGGATTGGGCGGATTACCGGTCGTGCCTGCCTTCGGGCCGCGTGGCCTTCGACGACCAGGTGATTGCGACGGGGGACGGGGCGACGACGGCGTTCCGGTTGCAGAAGGTCTATCGTTCCGGCGACCAAAGCTATGCCCGGCCGATCCTGAAGCCGGTGGCGGGGACGGTGAAAGTGGGGATCGCGGGCGAGCCGCTGGTCGAGGGCCTGCAATATTCGGTCGAGGCGGCTACGGGGGTGGTGACCTTCGCGGCCGCGCCAGACGTGGGCGTGCCGGTGACGGCGGGGTTCGAGTTCGACGTGCCGGTGCGCTTCGATACCGACCGGGTTCAGGTTTCGGTGCAGAGCTTTCAGGCCGGGGAGCTGCCCAGCGTGCCGGTGGTGGAGGTACGGCTGTGAGCGATCTTCATGCGCATCTGGCGGAGGGGACGACCCATGTCTGCCGCTGCTGGGCGGTGGTGCGGGCGGACGGGGCGACCTTCGGCTTTACCGATCACGACCGGGATCTGGGTTTCGAGGGCATCACCTTTCGCGCCGGTACCGGCATGACGGCCAAGGCGCTGTCGCAGACAACGGGGCTGGCGGTGGACAACACCGAGGCGGTGGGCGCGCTGTCGGATGTCTCGGTCACCGAGGCGGACATCATCGCCGGGCGGTTCGACGGGGCCGAGGTGCGGGCCTGGCTGGTGGACTGGACCGACCCTTCGGCGCGGGTGTTGCAGTTTCGGGGGAGCTTCGGGGAGCTTGCGCGGACGGGCGGGAGTTTCACGGCCGAACTGCGGGGGCTGACCGAGGCGCTGAACCAGCCCTTTGGCGCGGTCTATCAGCCGGGTTGTGGTGCGGTGCTGGGGGACGGGGCCTGCAAGGTGGATCTGGGCGCGCCGGGATTTTTCTCGGAGCGCGTGGTGGAGGAGGTCGAGGACCGGCGGATCTTTCGCTTTGCCGATTTCACCGGCTTCGACGATCGCTGGTTCGAGCGGGGGCGCTTCAAGGTGCTGACCGGGGCGGCGGCGGGCGTGGTGGCGATGGTCAAGAACGACCGGCTGAGCGCGGAGGGCCGGGAGGTGGAGCTGTGGCAGACGCTGGCTACGGAGATTGCCGCGGGCGACATGGTGCGGATCGAGGCGGGCTGTGACAAGCGGGCCGAGACCTGCCGCCTCAAGTTCCAGAATTTTCTGAATTTCCGGGGGTTTCCGGACATCCCCGGGGATGACTGGCTGACCACCTTTCCGCAGCGGCCGGGCGTGGCGCAGGGGGCGTCATGAGTGCGGTCGGCGGGCAGGTGGTGCTGGCCGCCCGGGGCTGGATCGGCACGCCTTATCGGCATCAGGCCAGCCTGAAGGGGGCGGGTGCGGATTGCCTTGGCCTTGTGCGCGGGGTCTGGCGCGAGGTGATGGGGGCGGAGCCCGAGGCGGTGCCGGCCTATACCCCCGACTGGGCCGAACCCGGGCGGGAGGAGGCGCTGTGGCGCGCCGCGCTCAGGCATCTGGTGCCGGCGGGGGGCGAGGCAGAGGACGCGCCGGGGGACGTGCTGCTGTTTCGCATGCGCGAGGGCAGCATCGCCAAGCACCTGGGGATCGCGGCAGAGGTGGGGGCGATCCCCAGTTTCGTGCATGCCTATTCGGGGCACCGGGTGATGGAAAGCCCGCTCACGGCGCCCTGGCGGCGGCGGATCGTGGCGCGGTTCCGGTTTCCGGGGCCAGAGGTTGAGGAAAGGGGTGCCTGATGGCGACGATCGTACTTGCGGCGGCGGGATCTGCCATCGGGGCGGGGTTTGGCGGCACGGTGCTGGGCTTGTCGGGTGCGGTGATCGGGCGGGCGATCGGGGCGACCGTGGGCCGCGTCATCGACCAGCGGCTGATGGGTGGCTCCAGCGGGTCGCAGGCGGTGGAGACGGGGCGGATCGACCGTTACCGCCTGACGGGGGCGAGCGAGGGCACGGCGGTGGGCCGGGTCTGGGGCATGACCCGCGTGGGAGGCCAGGTGATCTGGGCCACGACCTATACCGAGCATGTATCGACCACCTCGTCCACGGTGACGAGCGGGGGCGGCAAGGCGTCTTCGCCACGGTCGAGCCAGACCACGAACGTGACGGAATACAGCTATTCGGTCAGCCTTGCGGTCGCGCTTTGCGAGGGCGAGATCGCGGGGATTGAGCGGGTCTGGGCCGACGGGGTGGAGCTTGCGCCCGAGGATCTGCCGATGCGGGTTTACACCGGGTCGGAGGACCAGCTGCCCGACCCCAAGATCGAGGCGGTGAACGGGGCAGGGCTTGCGCCCGCCTATCGCGGCACGGCCTATGTGGTGTTCGAGGATCTGCCGCTGGGGGACTATGGCAACCGGGTGCCGCAGTTCAGTTTCGAGGTGCTGCGCAGGGCGCCGCGGCAGGGGGCGGAACCCGCGCTCATGACCGAAGAGGTGACGGCGGTCGCGCTGATACCCGGGACCGGGGAATATGCGCTGGCGACAACGCCGGTGCATTATTCCTATGGTCCGGGGGTGAATGCTTCGGCCAATGTGCACAATGTGGGCGCGCGTACCGATTTCTCCCATGCGCTGGATCAGCTGGGGCTGGAGCTGCCGGCCTGCGGGTCGGTCTCGGTCGTGGTGTCGTGGTTCGGGGACGATTTGCGTTGCGGCGCGTGCAAGGTGCGCCCGAAGGTCGAGCAGACGGAGACCGAGGGCGTGGGCATGGCCTGGCGCGCGGGGGGCATCACGCGGGGCGAGGCACAGGCGATCGGGCGGATCGAAGAGGCGCCGGTCTATGGCGGGACGCCCGCCGACGGGTCGGTGATCGAGGCGATCTCGGCCCTGAAGGCGGCGGGGCAGGAGGTGACGCTTTATCCCTTCGTCCTGATGGAGGTGCTTGAGGGCAACGGCCTTCCCGACCCTTATGGCGGGGCGGAGCAGGCGGCGTTTCCCTGGCGCGGGCGGATCACGCTGGACATTGCGCCGGGGCGCGAAGGGTCGGTCGACGGGATGGTGGAGGCCGATACGCAGGTGGCGACGTTCTTTGGTACGGTCCAGCCCGGGGACTTCGCGATCGAGGCGGGCGGGGTGGCGTATTCCGGCGCGGCGGAGGATTGGGGCTACCGGCGGTTCATCCTGTCCTGCGCCTGGCTCGCCAGGGCCGCGGGCGGGGTCAACGTGTTCTGCATCGGGTCGGAGATGCGGGGGCTTGCACGGGTCCGCGGGGCGGGCGGTGTGCCCTTTGCCGAGGCGATGCGCGTGCTGGCCGCGGATGTTCGGGGGATCCTTGGGGCGGGGACGCGGCTGACCTATGCGGCGGACTGGTCGGAATACGGATCCTACGTGACGCCGGAGGGCAATCTCACGTTCCCGCTCGATCCGCTCTGGGCTGATGAGAACATAGATTTCGTGGGGATCGACAATTACCTGCCGGCGTCGGACTGGCGCGACGATCCGGGGCATGCGGACGAGGGCTGGGGCGCGATCTACAACCTTGACTACCTTATGGCGAATATCGGGGGCGGCGAGTATTTCGACTGGTATTATCAGACCGGGGAGGCCCGCGAGATCCAGCGCCGCACGCCGATCACCGATGGCGATTACGGTGAGCCCTGGGTCTACCGGGCGAAGGATATCCGGGGCTGGTGGGAAAACCTGCACTTCGCGCGCACGGGCGGGATGCGGGAGGCGCTGCCCACGGCCTGGGTGCCGGGATCGAAGCCGATTCGGTTCACCGAGATCGGCTGTCCGGCGGTGGACAAGGGGACGAACCGGCCGAACGTGTTCCTGGATCCCAAATCCTCGGAATCGGCGCTGCCGTATTTTTCGCGCGGGACGCGGGACGACCTGATCCAGCACCAGTACTTGCGGGCAATGGGGATCTACTGGAGCGATCCGGCGCACAACCCGGCGGCGACCCTCTACGCGGGGCGGATGCTGGAGCATGAGCGGAGCCACGTCTGGTGCTGGGACGCGCGATCCTTCCCGGCCTTTCCGAGCCGTGTCGACGTCTGGACCGACGGCGACAATTACGCCCGCGGCCACTGGCTGACCGGGCGGGCCACGGCGCAGGCGATGGCGCCGGTGGTGGCCGAGATCTGCGCCAGCTCGGGCGTGCCGCCGGAGGATCTGGACACGGCCCGGCTGCATGGGCTGGTGCGGGGCTACAGTCTGGACCAGACCGGCAGCGCACGGGCGGCGTTGCAGCCCTTGATGCTGACCTCGGGGTTCGAGGCGGCGGAGCGGGACGGGCTCCTGCGGTTCCGGCTGCGCGACGGGATTGCGTCGGTCAGCCTCGACGAGGGACGGCTGGCGCTGGCCGAGGAGATGGACAGCGCGGTGGAGGTGGCGCGTGCGGCGGCGGCCGAGGTATCGGGGCGGGTGCGGCTGAGCTATGTCGGCTGGGCCGGGGCCTACGAGGCGGCGGCGGCCGAGGCGACCTTTCCGGGCGAGGGGCAGTTGCCGGTGTCGCAATCCGAGGTGCCGATCGTCTTCACCGGCGTCGAGGGCCGGCAGATCACCGAGCGCTGGCTGGCCGAGCAGCGGGTGGCGCGCGACAGTCTGAAATGCGCGGTGCCGCCGTCGATGCCGGGCCTCGGGGCGGGCGACGTGGTAAGCCTGCGCGGCCTCGACTACCGCATCGATCATGTCGAGGACGCGGGCGCGAAGATCCTCGAGGCGACGCGGGTGGAGCCCGGGGTCTACATCCCCTCGGACGCGGCGGAGGAGCGGGTGGTGCCCCGGCCCTTCGTGCCGCCGGTGCCGGTGTTTCCGGTCTTCATGGACCTGCCGCTGCTGACCGGGACCGAGGTGCCGCAGGCGCCGCATCTTGCGGTGACGGCGACGCCATGGCCCGGGACGGTGGCGTGCTATTCGGCCCCGCAGGACGCGGGCTATGCGCTCAACACGCTGATCCCCGCGCGCTCGGTCATGGGCGAGACGCTGTCGATCCTGCCGGCTGCCTCGGCCGGGCTCTGGGACCGGGGGCTGGCGCTGCGGGTGAAGGTTTACGGCGGGGCGCTGTCATCCGCCTCGATGGATGATGTGCTGAACGGGGCGAATGCGGCGGTGATCGGCGATGGCACGGCGGAGTTCTGGGAGGTGTTCCAGTTCGCCGAGGCCACGCTGGTCGCGCCCGACACCTATGACCTGAGCCTGAGGTTGCGGGGGCAGGCGGGATCGGACGGGGTCATGCCGGCGGTCTGGCCGATCGGCAGCCGCTTCGTCCTGCTCGACGGGGCAGCGCGGCAGATCTCGCTGCCGCTGTCGGCGCGCGGGCTGGCGCGGCACTACCGGATCGGCAACGCGGCGCGGCCCTACGATGACCCGAGCTACGTGCACGAGGTCGCCGCCTTCGGGGGGATCGGCCTGCGTCCCTATTCGCCATGCCACCTGAGGGCGGTGGTCGGGGCGGACCTGTGGGTGCGGACAGGCTGGACCCGCCGCACCCGGATCGACGGCGACAGCTGGCAGGGCTACGACGTACCGCTGGGGGAAAGCCGCGAGGCCTATCTCGTGCGGGTCGTCCTGAACGGCGGGATCGTGCGCGAAGAGGTGGTGGTCACCCCGGAATGGGCCTATTCCCCCGCCGCGCGCGACGCCGACGGCACGCTGGGGGCCGGGTTCTCCCTGGCGGTGGCGCAGATCTCCGACAGCTTCGGCCCCGGGCCCTTTGCGCAGGTCGTCGTCGCGGCCTGA